CATACACGTTAGTTTCTTTTTTAACGTCATAATAACCATATCCACTTTTAATAAACCCCTGATTCTCATCAACTGCGATAGCAAGTGTCATTACTTCAATGATATCATATTTCTTTTTCATTGTATTCTGCCTTTTGCCCTGTTTACTCAGATATTATACGAAATTTAATCCTGGATGTCAAGTAAATTACCATGTTTTTTATACATTGATTTCAACCAAAATTTATTTAAATCAAAATATTCTTGTATTGTACATGTTTCCTGATTGTAGTTTTTCCGCTCTTTCATTGCGGCGTGAAACATATTATTCACATACAGACGGAATTCATTATCTTTTACCATTATGCTGCAACCTTTCCTGTAATCATACTGGCTGGAATACGAGTTACAGTGCGACCAAATGGTGTTGCGCCTGCATCAACAACTTCAACAGTCTTGCGGTTCATTTTGGTAATAGTACCAGTACGCACAAAGCCACGTGATTCCCAATTAACCACATCACCTTTTTTAAGCCCACGTTTGGCCTGGTTGCCAATAAATGTCATTTGCTGTTTCCAGACATCTGCAAGCATATTAAGATCGGATTGTGTTTGAATTTTACGGATTGCAGTGATTGCAGTTTGAAGTTCATTCGTCATTATAGTCTCCTATATATTTGAAAGATTGGCGGGAGTATTAAATCCCATATTTTGCATTGCAGTGATTGCACTACGTAGTTTATTTGTTTCACGCTTTACTTCAATACGTGTACGCTCGCCTTGTTTTTTCATTATTTTTGGATCTAAACTGTAACTAATAAATTCAAATACATCATTAGCCTGATGTGGGGTCATTACAGTCATATCAATTAAACGTTGGCGTGGAGTAGCCGTGCCACGAATATAATTTAAATCTGAAACAACAGTTCTAAGTTCTACACTCATTTCTAACTCCTTCTTTATTATTAATACTTGTATTATACAGTAAGACGTCTTACTTGTCAACTGTTAATTAAAATAAACTTTCGTATGCATTTGCATTAACCCATTCACGGGTCTCATCTGACATATTCAGTTCTTCCAATTGTTCATCAGTTAGTTCTATACCATTGAATGATGCTGACTCTACATATGCATCACAAAAATCTGGATAGTCTTTTATGTCAACATCAGCTAACTGAATGTCGTCCAATTGGTTAATATCAAATTTAGTTAATATCATATTATACTCCTGTATAGTTATAAGGTTTATTCCACTTACCAACATTAATGTCAGTATAGTGTGAACGATGAAAATAATCAGTCATTGCATCATCGTTGTTGAAATACTTTGTGCCTTTCATTGCCGTTAGTAGTTCATTAAGGAATTCACGCTCAACACCGCTGTAATGACGATCAATATGATATTCATTTACTTGAATGTATCCGTCTCCATGTGTAAAACTGTCACTGAAGTCAATTGCGCCTTCACGGATATTGACACAAAGTGTTGAATGATTACGAACTGCAATACTGGCTTTCATACGGTACTTTTTCAGTACAGCTTTGATGCCTGGTGCTAATTCTGCTTTATCTTTTTGTGAAACATATGCCATTTGCTAACTCCTGTTTTTTAACTTATACCATGATTATACGGTAAAACGTCTTGGTTGTCAACAGAAATCAGAAAAAAAAGGCAGAAATTTCTCCTGCCTTTTCAAGTACTTGTAATTTTTTACAGTTTTTTTATGATTTTTTTACTTATCGATAAGTAAATTGTGTAACAGAATGGATGTTCGCAGACGATATTTTTTACGACTTTGCAACACGCTCTGTGTTAGCTATATACAACAAGGCCTGATCACACCTTCTGTTACACTATAAACTCACATCTTCCAGCCCAGCCGCACGTAACTTCACAATATTATTGATCTGAAACTGCTTGGCATCCAGTGCTTTTGATAGCCCGATATACTTATTTCGTATTAAGGCAAACTCATTAATAAGATGCTGTTGATTCACGACATCCTGATCACCATCAACATACTTTTCCGCATCACGGCTAGTAAGTTGTCTATTATAGTGTTCCAGAAATTTCCTGAATTTCTCACTACGCATTTTACGTAGCTCTATGTTTAAGAATTCCAAGATACTTTCAATCTCCTGTAGCTGTCCAAAACGCTCTTCCACGACCCCAGGCATATCGCGGCTATGCTTTTCAACACTGCCGCGAAGTCCTGTTTGTTTTCTAGCTTCAGTTAGTTCGGTTTCATAGTAATTAATAGCATTTACTATTTCACCAAGATCGTTTCGTATTTTTGATAACCAATTGATCATCTAATTACCACTCAGATTCTTCTTCATATTCTTCTAGTTCATCGCTAACGTCATATTCCTTAAGGGCACGATCTAGAATACTGCAAACTCCATGGAGTTCATCTGAATGTTCTTCTAGATCGCATAGAGCACTATCTTGTACCGCACTCAAAAAATGCTGGGCCGCTGTAGCTCTATCCTTAACCGCAATATAAGGTTTAACACTGTCCCATAATTCGGCGAGACTTACCGCTTCGTTGCTTGATAGTTTCATTATTATTCCTCAATAGTGGATAAATTTTCATCAAGGCTATTTAGTTCGTCTGCAATTTTATCAACAGCAACATCATCCCATTCCGACATGATAATATCTAATGCGCCGTCTTTGTTTGCATTCCAAGGTTTACGGAACATCTTAATTACTTCGCCTGTTGTTGGGCTAGTGTATTCTAAACTATTTCCGCTTTTCTTGAGGATATCTTTGGCTTCAAAGAACTCAACAAGACCACTGTATGGCGACATTCCTGTCTCATATGGAATTTCTACTTGTACACTTTCAAACGGTTTAGCATAACGTGTTTTCATTACTTTACACGCCGCTCTAATACCATGCACTTGAGATGTTTTGTTGCCGTCTGCATCAGTTTTAAGTTTGAGTTTACGCATAGCAACTACAATACTTGATGCATAGATAAAGCCTTGACCACCCGAGATCTTATCATCTGGATCAAACATATCTTGCGATGCATATGTATGGTTGGTTGCCATTAACCCAACATTATATTCACCCAGCATGTTAACTGTGTTACGTACTAGTGATGTCAGTGCTTTGGGCTTACGTCCTAAATCGCCCTTCATGTCACCTGCTTCGAACTGTTTAACATCTGTTGGTGTTAACATCATACCCAAACTATCAATTACAAATAACACTTTGGGACGTTCGTCTTTTTCTTTATCTGCCCATTCTTTTTTGTAGTCTGTCATAAAGTCACTGATAACTTTAGCAACATCATCAATCATAGCCAAATTTAGTTTAAGCAGTTTTTCTGGACTTGTATCTACATCCAATGCATGTAACCAACTTTCGTCCAGTGCATTTTCAGTATCAATCAGCACAACAAAAATGTTTTGATCTTGTGCTTGCTTAACAATATTGCCTGCCGCAATGTATGACTTACCTGCGCCACTTTCGCCAGCCAATACTGATACTTTACCTAGTGGAATACCTTTGTTAAAGTCTCCACTAATAAGTTTGTTTAGTGTGTAATTACCTGTTGAAATCCATGTATCTGGATCATTAAACCCGACACTTAGTCCGGGCACCGCTTTGGTAATACTTTTACGGAATTTACTTACGTCAAATGGTCTTGCCATATCAATCTCCTGTATTGTGTAAAAAGTGGGGGAATGGATCCCCCACTGTAGTCAGCTACTCGTTTAGTTTTTACGAGCTCTAATTGCTGCAAGAATATCTTGAGCACTTGACTTACTGTCATCAGCCGCTGGTGCCGCTGGTGCTGACTCTGCAACTGCCTGTGGCGCCGGTGCCGGTGCAGGTGCTGTTTCTGCTACAGGAGCAGGTGTTGCCGGTGCTGGTGTACTTGAGATATTATCCAAGTTTACACCTGCTGGACGATAAAATTGTCCAAAGCGAGCCGGATCATACAGTTGACCATCAACACTAGCTTCAAACATTTCAAAGATAGCGTTTACGCCTTCTGCTGTTGGTTTCTTTGGCATAAAGTCGTCCAAGTTATGCAGACCATTTGATGCAATTGCATTACGCTCATCTTCAGTCAAGCCACGCTCTCTACGAGCCCAGTTTGATGTTGAGTAATCTGCATACTGACCTTTTTGCGTTTTTGCAAGTTTAAAGTCAGTACCTTGCTCAAAGTCTGTTGGGATTTCTGGAAAGTCCGGATCCATCAACGCTTGCTTGATAATATTAAAAATACTTGGATTAATAATAAATCTACGGATTGGATTTTCAGGAACACTGTCTTCCTGTAGTGGACTATCAACTACAAATCCTTGAAACAAGTAGCTACGCTTTTTCCAATACTTACGTGCCATATCTTCCATACTTGGGTCTTTGAACCAAGGACGAATTTCAGCATGTACTGGGCAAGTTTCGCCCCACATTTCCATACATGGAACTGTTACTGTTACAGGTTTGTGTTCATCTCCGCCAGCAACGCCACTGAATGGAATACGGATCATTTGACGTTCACGCCAAAAGTAAGTATTCGTGTCATCACCATCTGGGAGGAATCTCATTGTTGCTGATTGACCTTCTGGAATATTCCAAAACGCATAAATTGCGTTGTCACCACCATATGAGTTACTGCGGGTATTTCCGCCTTTTTCTTGTTCGAGCAGTTTTGCTCTGATTTCTGCTAAAGATGCCATAATTATTCTCCTATATTAGCCTTTATTAGTAACTAGGTTCAATACCTAATTTTGTGTTGCCACTTACGTGACGTTTGCCTAAGTTTGTATAATACACTTATACTTTGAGCATATGTATACTATACTATATTTAATGTGTAAAGTCAAGTACTTATAATAAAAAATCTTCTGGATTATATTTGTTGAATGATTCTTCAATTTTCTTGTACACATTTTCGGTTGCGTCTTCTGTCGCTTCCTTAGGATTCTTTATACTAACATTACCTTTAAGGTAAGTCAATACTTTATTTGCTAAATTTTGTTGTTTTGGATCCATGTCGTGCATGTCCATCCCAAGTTGCATTAGCATATTACTAAGCTCGTCATCCTTTACGTGCTTAGAAAGATATCCTGAGAACGCTGCTTGTTGTTCTAGTGGTTTACCAAAACGCATGTTCTCAGGATTATCAGGATCAGCGGCATCTAACGGCCTACTTAGTGTAAGATCTGTGCCACCTGTGACTTTTGTAACCAGAGCCTTCAAGCGATGAGCTCGGCCCTTTGTATCTGATATTTCTCTCACTACTCGTGCAACATGCGGTAACGCTGAGGCGACATTTTCGTCAAAACTACGTACTGTGAATTGGTCTCTAAGGCTGTCAACACCTTCTTCTTCTAGTGAAACCGTCTTGTTTTCATAACTTTCACTGTAACGCTTATAGCCCTTCGTGCCACTGAGTGATTTAAACTGTTTGCGGATCCCTTCAAGGCGATTGCTGACGCCTTCAAGTATATCCTGTGTGTCTTCACTGATTAGTGAACTTTTCTTTGCGTAATTACGAAATTTAGTAAGTTCTGCAAATTCTTCTGATAGTGCAACAATGTGTGACCCCATATCATCATGTGGTACACCACCTTCTTTAATGTGTCGTAGCATAGCACGAGCAGCACTTAAATTAGTGCCTGGGAATTTGTAACGTTCGCCTTCTGCGTTCTCAATAAACAAACTGTGAATATTTCGACTACGGCTTCCACGTACTTCCTCATCAACATGCTTTTTATGTTTTATAATTAAACGAGCATTTTCAAGAGCTTGATAACTACTTTTACTGCTTCCATATGGTTTACTAAAACTTTCTTGTACTTTCATTTCACTATCCTTTTTCGCCTGAAAGGCAAAATCTTTTGGTTCAATATCCTTGCCAAATGTACGTAATGTATATTCAATAATATTTCTATTGGCTAGATTACGCAAGTTATCAAGTAATTTACGTATTCCTGCTATATCGGTACTTTTGCCAAGTCCTACTTTTAATTCTGTTTTTTCGTCGACTAAATCTAGGTTAATCATTAATTTGTTGTCAGCATTGTAAAAACGTTTTGCTTCCATTGGATCAACTGTGCTCTTGCCATCGCTAGTAAACAACTCAAGAGTCATTCCATGTCCCTTAAGGACCTTAAAAACTTGTTCACCAACTTTATCTATATTAATCGCCATATACTTATTTATGCTTTCAGTCTATATTAGCCCGATTGGCATTGGAGCAAGATATTCGTCGTCTCCAAAACTATCACGCATATCTTCAAATGTATTTTCGTCATACTGGCTTATTAGCATTGTCATACGCACTGCTAATAGTGTGCTCATTACTAAATCATCAGTTTCGCCTTCTTTGGCAGCATAACTTGCACCACGTGCTACAAAGGTTTTTGCTTCGCCCAACAGACGTTTGCTTTTTATTTTTAATTTATCAGTTTCCACCCATTGTTTAAATTTAGCACATGCAGTGAGTTTACTCCGGTTAGTGGTGTTAAATCCTCTACGGTATGCTCTATTATTACTTTTTTTAGGTTCACTTAAAAACGTGCCAGGTATATTTTCTTCGCCCATTTCACTGATTACTACTAGTGCCGCTTCACCCAGGGTATTGTTTTCCACACTCCAGTATATTTCACTATTAGGGCCTTCTGTACGTATGGCTTCGCATATCTCTTTCATTATACGAATTTGTCCTTGTACAGGAGTTTTATTGTGTTGCCATTCTGCTACTTGAGTCATTCCTGGTAGTGTAAAAACCTGTATTGCACTTGGATCTCCACCAGTTCCCAAACTTGGATCTAATGAAACAACGTATGTGTTTTTATCTTTAATTGTATCATACCAACGTACTTGTCCAGTTTTCTTGTAGGGATCTTCTCCTTTAAGTTCAGTTAATCGTATACTATCAATCAGTGTTTCATCAAATGCAATGAACTCGTTTAAATGTTCACGGCGGAAACGTTCTTCACCGATCTTACCACGCTCTACACTAGCCCATTCTTCATCACGATCTGGATGAAGTTTCCAATCAGCACTGTATCCACGGAAGCCATTTACACCTACTTCAGTTTCGTTACCAAACTCGTCAAACATTTTTTGGCTAGCACGCCAAATCTGTGCAAATTGGTCATCATCCTGATTTGGTGTGCTTGTAATAATACATTTACCACCTGTACTTAATGTAGGAGATAATGCTGTCCAGAACTCACGGGCAATGTTAGGCCTAACAAATGCAAACTCGTCCAAGTATGCTAGTGAGATAGACAAACCACGTCCAGTATTGTCTGTTGTTGCTTGTGCTACAATACGGCTACCATTATCAAATTCAATACTACCCTTGTTATAACTAACAGCACCAGCACGTAAATGATCTGGTAATGTTTCATATGCAAAACGTATACGTTGCATAATCTCTTGAGCGCCACTATATTTGTGTGCCGCAATAAGAATAGTTTGATCTGGGTTATACATTGCATACCACAACAAATATCCTGCCGCGGCTGTTGACTTGCCCATCTGTCGGCTAATTAATGCTATACTATATCGATGGTTATGATATGTGTCTACTAGTTCCTGTTGGTAAGGAAATAAGTCAAACTTTAGTCGTCCTTTAGTTGGATGCTGAATCCAACAGTGTTCAGTCATAAAATATTTTGGATCTTGTATACACTTAGCTAACTCAGTTGCTTGCGCATGAGTAATTTGTTCTTTTTGATATGGTTTTTTAACTAAGTCTGTGTTTGTTGTACCAGTTGTGGCCATGTTAACCTCATTATAATAGTATTTATTACTGAAAAAAAGAGCCCACACAGTGTGGGCCCAGTAATCCTAAGGTAGATAGGACGTTAAATTCCTGATAGTTTTCTTAACTGCTCGATGTCATCAGTTAAATCATTTGCTGTTGCTTTATCCATTTTTACTGGATATTTTTTACCATTGAATGTAAAGTGACTGTCGCCTCTTTTTGCTGCATCAGCGGCCGCACTATTGAATGCATTGTCTTCATCAATATCAGCTTCGTCAATTTCTGCTTCATCAACAACAGCTTCTGCCATATGATGTCTACGAAAGTCATCACAAAAATCTTGAAGTTGGTCACCACTTAGGTAACGTACTAGTTCGTCAATTAATGCTTTGTGTGGTGTGCTTGGGCATTCTTCACCGCAAAACTCATCTTGTAAATCATAAAAGCATTCAGCACTATCACCCACTGCTTCTGCCGTTACTTCTACTTCTGGTAGTTGACTTTCGTTTAATATGTCTGATAATTTACGGTACATTATGCTACTCCTGCGTTTCGTTTAAGGATGCTAATGTCTTCATCCATGTCATCTCCACTTTCTAAACTTGCCACACCTTCTTCTTGCATGCCTTGTTCAGTAAATGTTACTTCCATGCCAATCATTTCGCTGATGGCTTTTTCAAATCCTGTGTCAGTATAGATAGTCCATGGACCATCATGCATTACTTTTACATGTACATATCCATCTTTATCTGCTTCCATTTTATAATCGGTTACTGTGACTGTTTTTGGGTTTGGTGTTTCTCTATCCCAAATACTATCTCCAGCAAGTTCTACAGTTTGTGGGAAACTTGGTTTACTTGGATCTTCTGTAATACCTTCGTTCATCCAACTAATAACACTCATATCTTGCATAGCATCACGTAGTTGTTCTTCAATATCTGCATCATCCCAATACATGTCATCTTCTGGCCCTGGTAAGCCGCCAGTAACTTCTAATTTACCATTAGCTAATGTTACTTCTACTTCCATGCTTGTTTCACCACCGTCACGGTCCGTAAAAAACATTTCCATATGGCCTACTTTAGCATCTGCTTCTACAACTGCTTGTTCATTAGCTTTACGTGCTTCAGCTCTTTCTTCTGCCGCACATTCATCACATGTGTCAATTTCGCCATCTGTTTCGTCTTTCATGTATTCACAGTCTGCACAACCTTCGGTTGCTTCGTTAAGTTTAAATGCAGCATAGCTTTCCATCATATCTTCTACAGTATGATCTACAATGCCTTCTTCTACTTTTACGACTTGTCCGTTTGCACCCAAGTGACGGCGTAAACTTGTGTCTACTGGTTCGCCTTTTGGTTGCGCCATAATACGTGATTCTGGTTCTCCAGTTAATTCGTCAGCTGGTGAGTTTGACCATTCAGCTACTGGTTCTTCTTCATGTACTTCGCCCATTTGTGCTAATCGCTTTAGGATAGCATACATATCTGGACTATTAGTCATTACTGCGGCTGGTTGTTCATCACTACATCCACAGTCTGCTTCTTCTACTTCTGATTCAGCTGTTGCTGTTGGGGCCTGGCTGTTAACAAGACCCGCAAGTTTAATTAGATCGTCAATGTTATTAACTTCCATTTGATTTCCCCTTGTATTCAGTGTTGTGTTCTTTGCGAGTTCTTTCTAACTCTGCTACAAACTTAGTATTATACTGGTCACCATAATGATCTTCTGCTTTGTGATTTTCTGCTTCAGTGTATTCACCGTCAAGCAATAGTGCGTCGGTTTCGCCATCTGTTGGCTCTTCCATACTAGCAGCATCTTCTTGTTCAGCTGGTTCTAACTTATTACGAACACGAATATCACGTTCGTTAATACCAAGTTTTTGTACTAGTTCATTTACTAGCATTGCTGGACTCATTGGCAATTTTGTCTTAAAGTCCATAATATATACCTCAGTGGCACCAACGTTGTAAAAATCAAGTGGTGCACTCTGTAGTATTGTGCGCTTGGGAGATTCGATGTCGAACGCCTCGTACTTGCGCATATGCTTTTCCAGGCTATCAAGCTGGTCATCGGAAAGCTCACAGCATGTTTTTAAGCGAAACTCGTAAGTTTTTGCGCTTTCCATTAAATAATCGTTCAATGTCTTCATCTTATTACTCCTGTATGCTACTATTTAGCAAAATTGTTTATTTTTGGTTCGTATTAAGTTCGCTCATAATACTATTTAAAATTTCAGCTCTGTCAATCATTACTTCACCATCGCCCTGAATAGCAGTTGGATCTGCGTCAGTTCCTTTTGCTTTGGTCATTTGCCAGTCTAGTTTCTTTTCTTCTAAATCTAATTTTTGCTTTTGCATTTGCATCTGAATAACTTTTAACTTTTTATCCATTTTTGCTTGTTTAGCAGTGATTGCATTTGCCATCATTTTAGCTGCACTATCAAAAACTGGTGCCGCATGTCTATCTTCAACATTTTGGCCCAGGTCCATGAGTGTCTGGAATGCATCCATTGCATCCACAGCATAACTATCCATGTCCTTGTCTAATGCTTCTAAATTTTTAACTGGTGTTAGTGCTTGGTCTATCTTGTCTACATGGGCAAGTGCCGCACTTAACTCATCAATATTGTCTGCAACAGGTTCAATTAAATTGGTATCATCTACTTCAATTGGTTCATCCATTGACGGTAAGTTGAATGTTTCTTCTAATTTTTTTGTCATCTTTTTTTCCTTTTGGATTTACTACCTTGTGGTGCTCTGAACAATTCATTTTCTGTAATTATACGAAACCCTAACCCTTGTTGGTTAGCCCACTGTCTAGCAATTTTCCATTTTGCTTCATTAATAACTGCATGCATTTGATCGTGTTTACTTTTGGCATTTCCCATTACTTGTGAGCTGGGTTTTACTTCAATAATTTCTGCATGTTTTTTTCCATTCATGTCTTCATACACAATAAAGAAATCAGGCACATATGTGGTTGCTTTTCCTGTTAGTGGGTGTCTGTATGGAATTCTATGGCTTTCACTAGCCCATCCTAATATGTTAGGATGTTTATCGCACATACGCATGAATTGTAGTTCCCATCCACTGCGATATATTGGCACACGTTTACCAAGATACTTTTCTTTGTTAACGGGCTCATATTTGCCCTGTATATAGTTTCTAGCCATATGAGTATTTATGTTGCTTGAGTGGCGGGGATATCAACAACGTGTATTGTTTCAGGTTGCCAAGTTGTAGTCCATACTACAGGTGCGCTTTCACTGTAATTTAGTGTGTCGCCGTTTGCTTGAGTAAGCATACAATTTTTAAGTCTTGTTTGTCTAAATTGTGCTGTTCCAGCCATTCCAGTTTGTGTAATCATTATTTCTGGTACAAAATATCTGTTGCCTGTGGGATCTAGACCTTTTGTAGTAGAGTGTAATGGGTTGATTGGACTAACTGTGTTTTCACCAAAATCAGTAAACAAGCCAATACCATTACCACTGTTGTAGTAATTGGCAGTGTATCGTTTTAGAATGTCATGAAAACTATTATCAAATGTGTCATAAAATGTTACACCAAGTGTTCCATAATTAAGTTTAGTTTGTACAACACGTTTTTGATTGTATTGGTTGACGATTTGCGTATCAAAGCTATAGCCTGGCAATGTTAAGTCCTGTATACGAGTAAACTCGATAGGACTACCAGTGTCAGCTAATGATATACTAAGAGTAAAATTAAATTTCTGTCTAGGTATTCCAGTCAGAAGACCTTCGGTAGTACCTGTACCGAAGGTTTCTGTTGCGTGGTTGCGAATCGACATGGCTAATTACGACTAACTATTATTGACCGTTAGCTGTTGCTTGGTCAGTACCGCCAGTGGTAGAACCACCAACAAGTAAGTCTGCTGTACCGTCTGCTTTGTGTTGTGCATTATCATAACGTAGTGTAACAGTAATTTGTTGTGCTTCACTAGTTGCATAGTTACTTTCGCCATATGCTACGTTTTGAATATAGCAACCATATAATTCCCACTTGTCCAAAATAGTAGCAGTTGTGTTACCACCATCTAGTGTTTCAATATTACACTGGAATTTGTAAGAACTACCACTTTGTGGACTTGCTTGGTTAACCATATCAATTTGTTTGCTCATTTGATTATCAATTTGTGTAATCACACTGTTGGCAACATCGTCACGTATTACGATTGAAACAGCTTCCCATGTATGCTTACCTGCTAGGTAGATACGTGAGTTGTATGTATCCAAAGTAACCTCATCGTGACTTAGTGTCGGACGTGTTACACTGATTACATTGCTAGTAACCACTTCGCTTGTATCAAAACCAAATGATACACGGAAGCGATATTGCATTTTAGGCATAATAGTACCAGGTGCGCTATTGCTCGTTGTTGGTACACTTAAATTTGTTAAAACAGCCATTGTCTTTTCTCCTCTTATGAAAAAGTTTTGTTGTTATGTATATTTATGACTTTTAGCCAAAAAAAAGACCGCCATTGGCGGTCTTTAATATCTTTGTGTATTAACTTACGAAAGTGTACCGGTGTTAACAATTCTAATTGGAATGTAAATAAACTCAGTTGACTTCGTAGGTGCAATCGCAACGTCTACGTATAGTTCGTTACGATCAATACGTGCTGCTGTGTTATTACTCTCATCACAAACAATTGCAAAGTCAGTAACACCACGTTTTGCTAAAATGTCGCTCATAAAGCCTTCAAACACACTTGTAATTCTTGCACGTGTTGGTGTATCATTTGGCTCAAACAAGAATGGACGACTGATTTCATCAAATCGCTCTCTCAAGTAAGCAACCAAACGTGCTACATTAACACGGTCTAATGCACTTGTTGTACTGTGTAGTGATTTCTGACCCCAAAACACAACACCCTCTGAAGGATATGTTGCAATTGGATTCATTTTGTTTGAATACATACTATCACGCTGTCCTTGAGTCAATGCAACTGCTTTGAATTCTTCTTCAGTTGTAATGTACCCAACAGCACTTGCGTTTTGTACCACACCACGTGTCAAACCAGCTGGAGCAAACCACTGATAAGAAATATTATCGTTGTATGCATACTGATATAATGCCATGTGTGATGGTGGAACAGTTACCGTTGTACCTGCTGGAGTTGTTGAACGTCCTGCTGGATAGTAAGCTGCACTGTATGTGTTTTTAGTAACAAGACCATCTTCACCATTTTCACTTGCACCTACACCTTGTACCCAAGCAGTTGCTTGTGTTGGTGTTTTTCTCATTGGTGTATCAATAATGATAAATCCTGTTTCGCCACGGTCACTGTTTAGTGTAACTAACTCATCAGTCATTTCTGGATAACCAGGTGATGCTAATAGTGTAAAGTTACGCATTGGATCACGTAAATCTTCGTTGCCTGCTACTGCGGCTTGCATAGCTGTTGTTACAACTTTGCGCTGAGCTAGACGTCCAAATGCTCCACTACCATCTGCGTGGTTAGCGGCGGCATTGCGCCATGCACCGGCTGTTGAGTTCCAACTACGTACAGTGTTTTTACTCATGCCCATGTTGATTGCCAACATACCCGCTGGGTAAAGTTGATGATCAGGAGCACCAGTAATTGCTGTAATTGCGCCACTTGCTAGAGCAACACGAGTTTGGTCAGTAAAATCAGCAAATACAACACCGTCTTGTGTAGTTTGATCTGTGTTGTCATGTAATACATGTGCCGAACCATTCCACTGGTATAATGCTGGACGTGAACGCTCAACTGCACCAGTATTAACCCAAATATCACCTGCTGTTAATGCGCCGCCAGCTTTGTTTTCTGTTGGCTCAGTAACTGAGTATTGAATGTTTGCTTCTGCAATACGTTCCCAAGCACCATTACCACGTACTAATACGTCTAAGTCTGTGCGTGTATTGTTAAACCACAATGCACCGTTAGCAGGATTGCCTGTTGGCTCTGCATCTTGTGCAAAGAAGTTTGAAGTTGTAATTGGAGCTGCTGCACCTGCTACAACGTTATCAATTGTTAAACCACCTGTGGCCGCTGCAAATAGGCTTAGGTGAATATCACTGTTTACTAGTGTTTGAGCCGCAACGCTTGTACCATCTTGTTTGATGTTATTTCCGCCACCGCCTTGTGCATCATCTATAGTTGCAACATTTTCTGATCCAAATACTCCAGCTGCACTTGCGCTGTATATTGCTAAGTTAATGCCGTTGCCTGGTGTTGTTGTTTTAATCCATGCATCACCTGTAGTTGGTGAACTAGGTGCGCTATAGTGTGGTGCAAATGATGTTGTACCTGTACTTGCATTGTTTAAAGACTCCCAAGAACCAGCAACACCTTTAAAGTAATGAATTGAAGTATCTGTTGCTCCGTCACTTAAGACAGCAACAAGATAATCGCCATTTACTACTGTTGCACTTGGTGTATATGTACCAGCAACTTCGCCTGCTGTTGCGGCTGTGTCGACTTCAACTGTGACTGATTGTAGTCCCCATGATGTGCCGTTCCATTCATGTACACCGTATTTACTTGCATTGGTATCTAACCAATATGAACCACTTGCTACTGCACCCGTTGGTGCTGTTGCGCTGTGGATTAGGTCTGCTAGGTCAACGTTAGCACGAACAACATATGCCTGTGCGCCTTGTCCTAGAAAACTGTAAGCGGCCAATAAGCCGTACTCACTTGTTTCACTGCCTTCTGCGGCGGTGAATATTGGATCACCAAAGAACTGTGTCAGTTCTCGTTGTGATGTAACAGGTACAACTTGGCCAGCATTTGCTAACTTTGTGTACTTTGCAATTCCGTCTGTTTCTGTACCAGTAGGGTCTGCTTTGTCAGAACGTGTAGCAATCGCAATGAATGGGATTGTACCTGTTCCTGGAGATGCGTATGCACTCTCATCTACTACTGTTACGGAAACGCCTGGGGAAACTAAAGTAGCCATAATATATTCTCCTCTGAATCTTTCAGTGTTTTAGTAACTGTTAGTATTTAGCAGAAGCATACTTATATAGGGCGGTTAAGGTAATAACTACGTACTTAACGTGTCTAAAACACTTTTTTCAAGCTCTTGAAGTGTTCCATTATTAGTTAAAATAACATCAAATGCACTATCAACATCAACCCATGCCCATTCACTTTCATGTACATCTGAAGGAATAAATCCTGTTGAATGTTGACGATCAATAAACCACTGTGGTAAATCTCCTCTACGAACTTGCCAAACTTGTCCACCAAGTTCTGTTATGACTTTCATTTCATTTGGAAATCTAACATCTGGTATAATATATTTTTTGTCTGGATTATCTAAAATTTTCTGTTTAACTAAACTAACCCAAATACCGTCGAAAAATCCATTACGCATACAATCAGTACCAAATAACTGAAGTATTAGACGTGGGCTGACCTCTGTGCCTGTTTCCTTAGTCCAAAATTCATCAGTACGTTCACGCCACAAACGACTACGATCTGTGTCGCCTTCCAGCATGTCACGATCCCATCCAAATACTGCACTGACACCATCTTTTAGTTTATCAGCAAAACTAATTTTTTCATATTGAAAATTTTGTACTAAAATATCGGCAACGGTGCCTTTACCACTGCCGATTAAACCGCATACGCCAATTAAGTTCATTGTTGGTATTCGCTCCAAAAGTCATTCCACATTTCACTAACACCATCTTCAATATCTGACGTACTCATAAAAGGAACCATTGGCTTACCAAGATCAACTGCTCTTGTCATTGCTTCGTTTACATGTTCAGATTCTTTAATGATTTTAGATACTGTACCCCAAAAGGCTTCTTCAATATCCATTACATATCCGCTCATTCCCATCTTTATCTCCTTGTTGGTGTTATTGTATAATCATATATTAGCACCTTGCGGTGCTAATGTCAACTACCTACTTTAGGTAATGTGGACCAGTCCATGCTACACTGAACTCTTCGAAAATGTTACCACGTGCAGCATTCCTAGCTGGCGCATTGTAACCTGCAGCTTTAAGGATATCACCTTTTTTAAACAGTTTATCATCATCTGTATTAACAATGAAACCCCAAACTCCGTTATCACGTATAATCTTAATATACTTTTTGCCTTCTTTAATAGTGAAACTATCTTCAAAGTTAGCAAGTGTTTTACCAAAGTAGCTGTCTGGCTCTGGCATACCACGTCCGCCTGCTGTAGCAAATTTAACATAGTCTGCTTTACATTTTTGTATTAGTGTTTGGATTTCGTTTTGCATGTTAATAACTCCTGTTTTTTTAACTTACTCTTATAATATACAGTAAAACGTCTTACTTGTCAAGCCTTTTTTTAAATTATTTTGGGCCTTCAAGCATTTTTAATTTACGCATGATACCACTAACATCATCTGGTAAAAGATAAGGTATTACATCATCTGAAAAGTCTTCATAATAATCAGGATGTATTCCTGGCAACTGTACAAACATATCATCATCAAACACTGCCGCTTCGTATTGTGTTTTGCCTGGTAGTAAAACAACACTCAGCTGATACTTTCCAAATTGCATCTTAGCTTGAAAATGCCCTGTTCTAATTTCTTCAAATGCTAAATCATCGAATGTCATATTATATGTCCAATTCTAACTGATGTCCGTGACCAAAGTAAACATTGGTTTCTTCACGGTTCTTTTCAGGAGTAGTAAAACCATAACCATTAATGCCACACCAAACATATCCTTGATCCATTTTATAAACTTCATATGCTTCGGTAACTGTCATGTTTTCATCCATGCCTTGATCCATAGCATCAATTAGCCAGTCAAGTGTCTTACCATAAAACTTAGCACGTCTTTCTAAAACAGTCATTGCACCCTTGATTTTCATTCTACTACCTCTTTGTTTAACTTACTCTTATAATATATAGTAAAACGTCTTGGTTGTCAACAAAAAAAGGCAAGAATAAATCCTGCCTTTTCAAGTACTTGTAATTTTTTAAAAGTTATTAACCGATAACAAAGCCTAACCCAGTACTGCCTTCAGCATATAGGGTTAAATCTTGCTCTAGTTTGTCCAAATCTGCTTCCGCAGACGCCCTTAGAACGTCAGCATTAAGTGTTGTGCCGCCTTGTGGACCAGCAATAGTGTTAAACTTACCACGTGCTTCTGCTAGCATTAGACGTGCATGTGCAAAGGCATAATCTTTAATCCAAGGCTTGGCATATACGTCTTGAAACAATACTTCTTCTGGTCTGTTGTTGTATACATGTAAATAACAGTCATCATCTGTTTTAACACGACGATGTACAAGTAAAGAATGACTGGTGTGATTCCAAGTAAATGTGTATTCTGCACCAAACAATCTACCAAGTGCTTCTCGGTGTTGTGCAAGTGCATCAAATACACCTAATCCGCCGGCTCTGCCACTGTGCATCAAGTATGTGTTAAGATATTGTGCTTCAAACGGCTCAAAATCGTTGCCGCTGGTACCACTTACACCACTGCTTCGTCTATAAATATCTTTAACTTCGATAATTTCATTTGGGAGTGTATACTGATTAACTTCTGCTTGTAAACGCAAGTGTACAAAACTTTCCTCAACAGCATTTTCGCTTCGTTGTCTGTATTTGTCCA